TAATGTTAGCCATGTTTCAATCCTCCCTTATGCCAAGTGATACTTAGCGTTCACAAGAGCTTCTGGACGAAGGATCTTGCGACCATATAGATGCATACCACGAACAATGTCAGCGAATGAATCTGGGTCACGATAAGTTTCAGTTTTGTTGATCTGCTCTGCAGTTGCAACGGCTGAATCATGACCAGCAACAATCATACCATAGTTAACAGCAGAGTTCGTACCTGTAAAGGACGGACCTGTACCAACGGCTGGTAAATTGTTTGATTGATAAACACGGAAACCATGAATGTTCATTCCGATTTGACCATTCTGTAATCCAGAACCACCAAAGTCAGCATTAAACAAACGTGAGTCTTCGTCTTTTAACAACTCCATAAATACAGGATCTACTACCAACCAACGGCCTTGAGTATCCACATTCTGTTGATCCAACAGACGTGACATACGTGCAATAACAGTTAATGGGAAAGTATCACCAACAGCAGGAGTAGTGTCAGTTGCACCACCAGCACGTGGCTGAAGGGCAAGTGCATCACCAGCTGATCCACCGAAGTCTGATGCATCAATTTTCATTGAAGCAAGCAATTCGTCTGAACCTGCAGTTGATACTGCTTTAGTTCCATTTACAGTAGTATTTACTGTATCTGGTGTACCGTGCAAAGCAGATTGTTTGAAGCCAGTAAGGTAGCCAAGAACGTCTTGGTCAAACTGATCTGACAAACGATAAGCCGCACGATCGCTTGCAAGGCTTTGGAAATTGACGTGACTATGAGCTTCCTCAATATCATCGACCTTGAAGGCAAAATAATTGGCTTTGTCAATTGTCAATGAAAAATCTTCATCGTCAAGATCTTGTGGTGTAATAGTTGTACCACGCTCATATGCTTTAACAGTGATCTCAGGTTCTTTAATGATTTTAACTGAGTCGCCCATTGCAGCAATTTCTCCGAAATAATCAGAGTTAGTAATTGCTTCACATACAGATGCTTTGCGGAACGCAAGTTGCACCTGTTTGCTGTAAATAACTGGTGAGAAATTACCGTTTGGTAAGTTACCATAACCAGCAGCGGATGAAAATGCCATTTTAATTCTCCTTAGCATAATATCACAGATGCAAACGACCAATGACTTAAACAGAGGCTAATTCTACTAGGGTGCGTTTATTAGAAAGTTGGCCGACCTTCTAGTATAACGGGCCATGAGACATTAGGTTGTCCGAAAGCGTGTATTGTTGTTTGCGGATAGGTAGTTAATTAGTAGTACGGGTAACTGCAACAACAGGGCCATACTACTGATTGTACATATAGTTATATCATAAATATATTATATGTCAATAGCTTTATCTGGCAGAACCAGACATATCGTAAATAAATTTACCAGTACGAATGGCTTCCATAATTTGATCAGAAGCTTTTTCATATTGTTGTGGTGACATCTTAGCTACCTGAGACTCTTTAAATGTAGTAGATGAATCATATTCTTCAGGTTGACTACGATTGTTGCGACTATTTACAGAACGTGCAGCATCTTTAGCACTTGCAGGTTTTCTTGTCTTAATGTTTTTATCTGCTTTGTATAAGTCAATTGCACGACTTGCTGAACGAGCATCATTATCATTTTCATATAATGCATCTTGTACCCACTTGGGTTGTTCATCAGCCCACTCATGAAACTCATCACTATCACGAATCTCGCCAAAATCTGGATGCGCTTTCATTAATTCAGCTTCTGCTTTTTCACGAGATGCTGTAGCTCGCATTTCATCTATTTCTTTTACACGATCTTCTAATCCTGCAGCTTGTTCTTTTGCTTTTTTAATTGCAATTGTTTCTACAATAGCTGCTACGTCTGGGTATCGTGTAGCCCAAGCTTCAATATCTTCATCAGATTTAGGCAGTTTAATTTCTTTTTGAGATACTTGTTTTAATTGAGTTTCTAGCTGATTTAATTTATCTTCCCAAGATTTTTCTTTTTCTTGCATATGACGACGAAGATCGCCATAGCGTTTTTTAAAACTTTTTTCTTCTGCGCTTATTGGCTCACTTTCTTGAGATAAAGTTTCACCTTTTTGTTCAGCAATAAGTTGCTCTAGTTCTGCTTCTTCTTTTTTTAGTTTATCTTCATTGCTGTATTTACGATTAGCAAATGCAACTTTTTTTTCTGTTTGCATTTCTTCTGCCATAATATCATTAGCCATTTTAAGTTCCTTACTGGGGCCACCGTAGCCTAGTGTTGGTAGGGGGATGAGTAGCCAGCGTATCTAGCAATTTAACGTGCTGCTAGTCCACGTTTCTTAACAGCTTGTGGCTGTACCGCTTTACGAGGATCTGCAATACTATTAATACCTGTAGCTAAAGCTTCAGATACTTCAGGTCCAATAATTTTTCCTATAGTAATTAACGCAGGAGATCCGTATAAATTTTTTATTTGGTTAGTTTCTTCTTCTTCTAAATTAGCTAAACGCATAAGCACATCGTTTTTATACTGTTGAAATTCAGAAGGAGCTTGTTTTGGTTTTTTTAACATACTATGTCCTTTCAATATCTACAAGATTTCCTTGTATAGCTTTACAAATACCTATTGTGTAAGATGGAATATAGTAAAATAACTTACCTATAATAGCTTGTAAACTTTTTTTATTATAGACTGTACTGTAGTAAAAACCATTTGACAGCCACTGTATTACTTTACTGTCAACTCGTGGAGCAATAACGTTTTTACCAAACGTAACATAGCCGTTTCTCCATAGTTTAGTATCTAGTTTATTTTCTGGTTTAGCTTCCATGCACCATTTTATAAGTTTTATTTTCTTTGTTGTAGTCCAATAACCCTTTTCAGTTAACGCTGTAGCTACATAACAAGAGTAGCCACCCCCGCTGTCACTTGTACTACTGCTACTAGAACTACCACCACCAGATTCTTTTTTCTGTTCTTTTTGTTCTGCTACAGTAGGCATCCTATAAGTACCATCTCCTTTAGCAATCATTTTTGTGCCACCAGTTGAAGTAGTAGTAGTGGTAGTTTTTGTGCTACTACTACCCTCATTAGCACGAGCACTATCACGTTCTTTAACAAGTTCATTAGCACGTTCTGTCCACTTACCGCCAGCTAACTCTTCATTAATTTCTTTTTGTATTTCAGTTTCACTACGACCTGTTGAAGCAATGTTAGTATCTTTAGAAGACGTAGTATCAACGGTAGGTTTTGTTTCTTTTGAAGGTGCCACTAAAGAAGGTTTTGCTTTAGGTTTTACTGTTGGAATTTTTGCTGCATCTCTTGCGTCAGGTAACTCTGTTACTTTTGGTGCAGTATCAAATTCACCTCCTACACCAAGTCCATATGGATCTGCTACTGTAGGTGTGGTAGCTGTAGTTGTTCGACCTGCTTCACCCATATCCATAGTTGCGTAGGAAGGAGTAGGTGCAGGTGTAGGAGGAGTAGCAAGTATAGGTGCATCGTCATAACTGCTTACAGCAGGTACACTTGGAGGAGTAACAGGAGCAAGCAAACTATCCATTTGTTCATCTGTATCTCCATATCTTAATTTATATGCATCTGTTTGTTGTATGTCTTCAGCTATTAAACTTGGAGCTTGTTGAGTTAAAGCTTCACCAAAAGAACTAGCTCCTACTGGTGTTGTAGGCTGTGGTGTAGGAGTAGTTACAGAAGGTTCTGGTAAAGTAACACCTGCAGATTCTAGTAGACGGGGATCTGCAGTAGGTACATTTATGCCTACCTCATCATACCCTACTGTAGGTGTTACTGAAGGAACTTCATCATAAGATGGAACACCGACTGTCATTTGCTCTTCTACAGTAGGTGTAGGCGTTATTGAGGGAACTTCATCATACGAAGGTACACCAACTGTCATTTGTTCTTCTACAGTAGGTGTAGGCGTTATTGAGGGAACTTCATCGTAAGATGGAACAGCTACAGCCATTTGTTCTTCTACAGTTGGTACAGGTGTTTCTGTAGGTTTCACAGGAGGAGCCTGTGCAGCAATAGTATCTTCAATACTTTGTATCTTACTTGCAAAGTTTGTTGCTTCTTCTTTTTGAGTAGAGGTTAGATTAAACAAATCCCCAATCTTACCTGTAATACTATCAATAGCCGATCCAAGACCCGTAGTTTTTTCCTCTAGACCCTTTTTAATATTTTCTAATGCGGCTACTTGCCCTGCCATATCCGTTTTTCTAGCTTGAGCAATTTTACTATCAATGTCTTTTAGTATTTGTTTCTTTTCTCTAGCTGTCATAGCTGCTACAGGTAAACCTAAACCAAGTGCAGCAGATATACCTGTAACAACAGTAGATGTACCATTTACAAATTTATTAGCTTCGTCAATCCATATCTGTAAATCTTTACCATCTTTACCAGAGGTGTCCATAGACCAACCCCCTGCTTTTTGAAACTCGCTAGGAGGTACAGTATAATTACCCTTATCGTCTCTATCTTTTCCCGTTGCTCTATTTATTGTTTCTGTAACTTCCGCAGCAACTGTTGTTTCTGGCGTTGAAGGTTCTTCGCCTGTTTCTGTAGAAGGTTCGTATAAAGAATAACCAGAGGGAATAGGATAAACTGCCTTACCGCCAACAAATGGAATTAATAATGTAGCACCTTGCTCATTACGATATTGTTTAAATTCAACATGGGCTTGACCCATAAGTGTTTTAAAATCTACAACAGGACGTGTAGGTTGTTGTATAGGCTGTGTAAGAGGACGTGGTGCAGCCGTTTGAGCAATGTTTAAAGTTCTAGGTGCTGCAGTTTGAACCACACCACCTTCTTGCATTTTTAATTCTTTATCAGTATCTCCTGCTACAATAACAAGATCAGCCATACCAAACGGCATATCATCTGGCATAGTGGCTTCGTCGCCATTACCCATTTGGCCCATAGCTTCCATTTTCTTTAAACCCATTTTAGCTTCTTGTCGTAGTTGCATAAGTTTATCTAATCCAATGTAACGTGTTACATCTTCAGGAAAAACAAACTCACCTTCACTTACCATAGCAGGTACGTCATCACGTACACCCTTTTTAGTGCCACCAATTGGAACTTCATTTCCAGACACTTCATCTACTGTGCCACCCTCATCTTTGAGGCCACCGTCTTCAAAAAGTTCCATTTGATCTTTCATTATTTTAATACCTCATCTCTAAGTAATTTTAATCTACGTAGTTGGTATATGGCACCTTGTGCTCTATACATAACCTTATCATTGTCTGTTTGTTCCATAGAACGATGCTGTTGCGCTATAAGTTCATCTATATAATTACTGAACTGTTCCCACTGCTGGTGGTTGTTGACCAGCCCCTTGAGCTTGTTGAGGTGCTCCTTGTTCATTACCACTGAATCCTTGTTCTTGAGGGGTTGGTGCTTGACCTGTACCTATTGTACCGCCACCTGCACCTGTTGGATCTGCTGGATTAGCACCTGCTGGTGCTGGCTGTTCTTGCTGAAAGCCTTTCATTAGCTCTGCTTGAATAGCCGCTTCATCCATATTATTAGTTACTTTGTCTGGATCTAACTCAAGAGACTTTGCAATCTCTCGTATGATGTATTGAAACTTTGCAAAAGGTGCAAGTGCTGGGCTAGAAGATATTTGCATAAACTGCATAAGACGTTGACTGCGTACTTCATTAGCCATAAGACTTTCAGTACCACGTGCCTTAACTTCTAAATCACCCTTGATTGTTGGGTCAAAGTCAAACTGCATATTGAATCTAAATAAACCTTCACCTAATGGGCGAAGCAAATAGTCATCTACATTTTTAATTACATTTTTTATACCGCCTTGTGCGGCACCCATAAGCATAGAAATGCCAGAAGCAGTACGACCCACGCCACTGACCCCTGTTTGACCATGAGCGAAAGATGGAAATCCAGTTGACTCATCTGCTAATACCCTTGCCTTGTCAAATAACTGCAAGTTTTCTGCAGCAACATTAGGAAACTTAGTACCAAAGATAGCTTGCCCTGGAGCACCACCTTGGCGTCTAAATACTTTCCCAGGATATACACTAAGGTCTTGGCCTGGAACTAAGTTAGTTTCATCAACTTCAATTAAAAGATTACCAGATAATACAGCATTGTCAACAGCCATTCTCATAAAGCCGTTCATTAAAGTTTGTGTATCATCCATATTTTCCGCAATACCTACACCAAAAAATGAATAAGGATTAAGCTCATAAGGAGCAGCCATATACGGAATCTTAGCTGGTTTGAATGGGTTAAGTACCATACGAAGTAGTTTACCGTTACATATCCAAACATTGGCTTGTAACTCTTCTACTTCAGATAGTTCTTCTGGAATATCTACGCCTTGTTCTTCTAGCATGTCGGTATCTACCATACCCCAATACTCAAGAACTTCATAACGTTCTACACCATGTTCTGGTGCATAGTCGGCTAAATCATCTTCCCAAGATTCTTTGTTATAATTTTCACCAAGTTGTACAGCCTCTTCAATTACGTTAGAACGAAAATGTGGTCTGCGTTTTAAGTTACGCAATTGAGTACGTGACATCTTGTGACGCTCAATAACAAACTGAGCTTCTTCCATATTATTAGCATCAGGATCAGGATAAAAATTCCACACAGATACGTGTGATACTTGTGGTATTGTTTTTATTGTTGGTGAATACTCACCATCTTCTCCCCAACTAGGATACTCTTTATCTACAGCAAATGGACCTTTCATAATTCCAGTACCAAATAGTGCCATCTCAAAGGCCGTACTACGAAGATGTTTACTTGCACTAGACTCTTCTAATTGATCATGTATTTTCTTTTGCATCATTTTAGCAGCAATCATTGCTGGACTAAAAGTAATAGCTGAGGGAGTTTTTCCTACACCTTCACGTACACCATCAATATTTTCTAGTTTATCTTTAACTGGCCCTAAACTCTCTAAAAGAGTTTTAGCTGTAGCACCTGCAGGTAATTCTCTACCGTCACCTTTAAAGCCATAGGGACTTACTGGTTCATTTAACTCTGATTGACGTAACTGTTCAGGTTCGTTAGGGTCAAAATTAACATCTGAAACTACGCCATCAGGCAATTCTGTAGGGTCTACAGTAAGAGGAAACTTTTGCCCTGCAAATAATACGTCTACAATTTGTCCATAAGCAGCTAATGTTTTAGTTTTTGTAACTTTAATAAATACTCTAGATTTTTCTGCTTCAGTAAATTGTACATCAGGACTATATAACCCACGATAATTACGATAAGCACGTAACCAACGTTCTTCATCTTGTTGTCTATAGTCATCTGCACGATGATACTTTTCCATAATAAATGGAATTATTTTAGAAGTATCTGTATCATCAATAGTAGAATCATCACTATCCTCTAATATGATAGCATCATCTTCAATAAAACCTTCTGTATCTTCTTCCATTTATATTTCCATTATTGTTAATATCCAAAAGTAGCATCCGCTACTCGCATACCGCCCTGTGGTCTTCCGTTTGGATCGTAGTCAAATATACTAAACCTTGGTCTAGACATAATACCATATCTTAAAGCATCGTACAAGTGATCTTCGGAGGTAGTGTCAATGTCTTCTGGATTTCTTTTGTCGATTGGTAAGGCAGGTAGTTGAGCAACAATATTGGTACAAGTATTAAAAAACACCATACGAGGCTCTTCTGTAAATTCGTCAACTTGCAAACGTCTATGTATTTCGTTTTTACCAGCTACACGTGAGCCTTTAGATCTATCTGATGGACGCCAACGACACCCACGTTGAATCATTTGTTCAGCCAATGACGGGCCAGTATCACCACGCTTGTGCCATAAAGAGCTATCAAGAACGCCGTACTTAATATTTCCATCTTCAGCCTCTAAATCTACAATCATGTCTGCTAAATCTGCAGCTAGTACCTTACTTACATATAACTCTCTATACACGATTAGTTGTTCATTAGGTGCAACAGCAAACCAAACCACACCAGACTTACTACCGTAACCATAGTCACATGCTCTAAATTTTACCCAATTACTTGGTATATAAAAAGGTTCAACTACATGTATGTTTCTATCAAACTCTGTAAAGGCTGCGCCTTCTTTAATATCCCAATCACCATCAAGTAACTGTCTACGTTGCTGTTCAGGTAAAGACAGAAGCATTGCTTCGTAATCACCTTGTTCTGCTAGGTAAGGATTGTCGGAAAGACGGGCAGGTATAAACCTGCGTTTGAATAAAGGCTTACCAGCTTTGGCATGTCCAGCAGGATAACGTAATACTTCAGTTGTTTCAATATCTGTTGCATCAAACGGTTTACCATGCGGAGCAGGATCAATAAACATTTTCTTAACCCAATGATGCCCCCTACCTCCTGGGTTGGTAGTAGCTCTCATATACACAGGTAAATCACTTGCTGTAGATCTTAAACGACTTCGCATGTAATTCCAAGCAAAGGGAGTAGGCCACTGAGTTAATTCGTCAAAACCAATCCAGCTAAACGCAAGACCTTGGTATCTTAATACATCATCTTCTCTATCTAAGTAAGACATCCATAGTCTAGCACCAGAGGGTGCGGTCCATTGCATCTTACGTTCTGACCACTTAATTCCAGGCCAGATCTTAGGATACATTTCTTGAGACTTAAAGATAAGTTCCCTTAGTTCTTCTGTAGTGTGTCGTAGGAGCAATCCTGAGAAGGCTGGGTGTCCCATAAAACGTAAAGGGTCAGCGAGCATTGCGTATGACTTACCCCCACCTGCAGAGCCACCATACAGTACCTCACGTTCACCTGCAGCTAAAAAGTCTGTTTGTGGCCCAGCATTAGGTTTAAAAATTACATTATGCTGTTCTTCTATAGGTGCTAGTTCAGGTTCTATTATTCTAGCTGGTTCAAGCTGCGTTTGTTTCTTGGTTGTCGTTGTCCTGCGCTTTCGCCCCGATGCGGTTGCGCTCAATTTCTTCCGCTTTGGCGACTGCCTTTTTCGCATAGTCTGCCCATCTGCGTAGGCTTCCAGCTTTGTTTTTTCTTCTTCGCTCATTGTCTAACCGTTTCTTTAATCCTACGTGAGATATGGTTCTGCCAGTGTTTCGGGTTAGCCAGTTGGCAACCTCACGATACGAGTACTGCTTTAAGTACTTCTTGGCTTT